CTTGAGTCTCTATCCATTCCCATCCATTCCATTTCAGTTACCCTTCCTTCCCTCTATCTATCCCTTACGTTACTCCCTATTGGTTCATCTGTTAAGGGCTGATCCTTTATCCTCGGATAGGTTAGTTACGAACCCTATTGTATCCAATGGGTCTTCTGTTCTATAGCCTATAGAGTGGAGATGATGGTACAGGGCTAACAAGTTCTCGAAACCTTGGCTGATGTTGCCTTGTCCAGCGGATAAAAGTATTTGCAGCTTTGGGTTGTCTAGTTTTCTTCGGAACTGGACTGTATCTGCCTTTGGGGGTCTAGCCATGCTTCTAACCTCTCCAGTAATTAAATTAAATTAATTGTACTTTATTAGGGTTTATCCCTATTTTTTTTGTCTGTCAATGAATTAATATTCCTTTACCGGACTAGCGGAACTAGTGACTCTAAGGGTGTAAACAATGAGAGCTTATTTAATTGTTGAGGGCAAAGATGCAAAGACTGCCCAATGGTTTTATGCTGACTATTCTTGGCAAGCATTAGATGAAGCCAAGTCGCATGGCTTTGATGAGATCGTTGGCTTCTGTGTTGTTAAGACAATGGAAGTTGACCAGGTATCTTTTGAATGCATGGAATAAGGTACTACCATGAACGACAATCACAAAGACATTCTTACCGCCATTTTCATTGGTCTTGCCCTATGCGTTGGGCTGCTTGCTTACTTTGACGTACTAGTAAAGTAAATCTTTTGTTTTCTAGAATGGTGATTTAGAGGGGCTATGCTCGATGAGATTCCGAATAGTCTCGTTGAGTGCCTCTATCTGATCCATCTTCCTTATCGACCACGCCCTCTTTTGCCCATGCCATCCAAGTACAGGATTCCGGTGACAATCTACACATAGGGCTATACAGGTGTACTGAAGACCCTGTTTGAAGTGATGGGCTTCTGATGGCCCTGATGCCTCGCATACTGAACATGGGAGACTTTTAACCCTTGCCAGGTGCAATCTCTCTTTTGCGTTCAGCTTGTTGTTCATTGGGTTGCTTTGATTTCCATTCGGGCTGAGTATTGCTCGGTTCTATACACCTCAATGCGTGTTTGCGCTGCGGTCATTAGCCAACGATAACGCTCTTCCAATTCAACTGCTTCCCTTATGCCTTCCAATATCTGAATGTAATCAGGGTGAGCATAAGCATAGGTTTCTTGCTTCCCAAGCACTTCTGTCCCTGCCTGGCTCATGAGCTGAGCCTTGCGACTCTTGCGAAACTCCTCCAAAAACATCCGACTAGCCTTGGCCTTGGAATAAAGAGGGGCAGTGTCAATCAGGAATTGCACCGCCTTGTGTGGGTTATCGCTCATGTTCTTTCCCTGATTGCTTCGCCATAACCACTCATAGACTCGCCCATATCTTCCCATAATTTCTGATCGAGTTCATCGCATAACTTTGCACAAGCCTCACGCTCATGCTCTGCAACCAGTTTGGCAAAGCGCAAAAGACCCTCTTCATCAAACTTTAGACCATTGATGGTGTGTTCTATTGCCAAGCGAATGATGTTTTCTTTGGTCATACATCCTCCATTTTGTAGTTGAGTTTGTGATTTTGAAAACGCATTGCTGCTTCCATTTCCAATTCAGCACAAGCCTCTTGTGACATACATCCCACAATATCACGCCCAGAGAACCAGACTTCTTTGACTGATTCGTTATAGGTGGATTTGTCCTCATCCATTTCGTATTCATAGACAACTGTCACTACTTCACTACCCTGACCGATTGTTGTGTCAAATTCCCATGTGTTCATAATTTCACTCCTGTTAAGAAATTTTTAATTTGTATTTAGGCAAAGACTTAATTAAATCTTTTGCTTGCTTGCGATTATTTGTAGTGCTAACAACAGTCCATGTGCTATTTTTTATTTCATCATTCAGCACATCCCACTCACTTTTTGGCACTACATCATACTTATAAACAATTTTTTTATCTGTGCTTTTAAGCCAACTTGTCCACTTTAAAATTACATATTCCATACATTCACTCCTGTTAAAAATTAAATGTTATCAAATTGTTTGCGTAATACCATAGGGATTTACCCTAATGTCTGAATCATTCTTAAAGCCGCTTCAGGGTTGTCGATTCTGCACAAAGTACTTCCTGACCAATTCTCGAAAAAGTCTGTTTGTAGCTTGGTAAACTTCTTTTTATTGTCTGTTTTGATCTCTACCAAAAAGGTATGATTTTTATACCCTACCAATAGGTCAACAGGCAGACCAATAATCCAGACGTAAGCACCAGCAGCCCTTAGTGCAGACACAATCTGCTCTTGGTTTGCATCTACTCTAGCGGCATATCTCATAGAAGTGTTCCATCTTTGATTCGGTTCATGTATTCTCGGATTCTGTCTCTAGCACCTATGCCATAGATTCTTTCGGCTCTTTCAAGTCTGCCACGCACAAAGTCTCTATCTTTGTTTGTCTCCCAAGTGCGATAAAGTTCCCTTGCTTCTGCTTGCTCAAGGATTACTCTATCGCTTGGGCCTTGAATGTTTCTTCTACTCCAAGTCACCAGTTAACTCCAAGGCTAAATTTATTAAACGTACGGGATATGGTACGCCTTCCTTAACTCTGTCTAGCAGTCTCATGGCTTCAAAGTAGTTCATACAAATAAAAGTTGTTGGGTTTTTACAGTTGTTCCAGAGTCATATCTCTCAGAGTCGCCTTTTGGATATGGCATAACTTCGTATTTCAATTTAGAGCGTAAAACTTTTTTATCAGTTTTTGAACCATGAAAAATGATATATCTATGTTTTCTTGAACGCTCTGTGTAATAAAAATCATCACCATGAAGTTCTTTTATTTCCTCCAATGTTAAGCCATCACTTATGGTTTTTGAATGCTTGTGTTCTTGTCCTTTAATTGTCCAATCAACTCTATTTGCAGAAAGTCCTGTGTAAAGAAAATTGGTGGCTTGGTAAACGTAACCTATGTGACCTTTGCCTGTGTCAGCATAAGAAACAACAATCATTGGTTTTGGCAATAACTTGATTGAGTTCGCAACAAGGAATGATGCTTCGTTTTTGTGGTTGTCCAACAAACAAACTCGGTTTAGCTCTAAAACTTTGTCTGAATATTCTTTGCCACAGATTCCCATACAAAGTGATGGCGAAGCAGGAATGCCATAAGTCACTACGCCAACCAAGATGTCTTCTTTGTAAAGTCCAAACGCAAACATTATTTGTGGCATACGCTTGGCATAGTGTTTTTCAAGCAACCAAGGCTCAACTTCAAAGTTGTTTATTGGCAACACTTTCATGCTCTGCCCCTAATTTGAGCCATCCTAGCCAATACTTCTAGCGGAATTGGTGCGGCTTTTTTTGCGTCTTCCTCTATTTTCAACAAAGCAAGGTTAGGCTCATTCTTTGATGGAACTGTGAGCCTCACAATGTCTGCGGGGTTTGGTTTGACAACCCAATCTGCTTTGAATGCTTGCCAACCACGAACAACACATTCTTCCAATGCTTTCTCAAGTGTCCATCCAATCTTTTGCGCTTCGCTTGAAATTGCATCAATGGCTCGCTGAGTTATCGGTGCTCTTTTGGCTTTCCTCAATGTTTTGAATTCTTGCCAAACAGAATCAGAAACACCGATAGGTGGTGCAACGCTAGTTGCTTTCTTCTTTGTCTCTGTCTCTCCCTCTGTCTCTGTCTCTGGGATAGCAACTTGCTTGCGTTCTGCTAGCACTCCGCTAACAAGTATAAAAAAGTCGTTATCAATCAATGGCTTAACTCCATCTTGATATTCTTTTGGCGTGATATGCAATCGAAAGACTAGCTCATCTAGTGAGCCATCAAAAACACCATCTTTTGACTCACTTGCAAGCAACCAGAGCATTGGTGCTATCGCTTTGCTAGCAATAGGCAAGCGCATATAACACCTATCGTTTAACAGGTCACGATGAAGTTTTATCCATGGTGGGCAACGATCTTTGTAGTGCTGAAAGATAGCCCAATTTTTTGGCTGTAAAAGCATAATATTTTCCTCGCTCTGTCCTCCCTCTTGCAAAAAGAAACAATGGAAGGAGGGGAGGCTCTCTTTTCGATACGCTCATGACTTCGTATCTATCCATGCTTCAAAACATTGTATCAAATAAATTGATTGTTGGTAATTTCATTTGTTGGTTTTCTGCCAAACAAACGAATAGCTTGGGCGTTCATAGACGCATATTCAGACTTAGTAAAGATTCCTTTAGCGTTTCTGATGTCAAAAGGGTTTAGCAGATCACGAGGCTCTTCTACCTTTTCAGCCTCAATCATGTGTGGCTCTAACGTGTACTGAGAAACCCAAGAACGACCCAACTTAATTTTCCCAATTTTTAATTTCTTCTTATAGCTCATCTTTGTGCAACAAGCTGCAATGGATAGTCTTGGGATGCCAGTTAAGTCCTCTATTTGGTAGGAAGTAAGTGGGCCATTTTGTAATGCTCTGATAACTGCTTCTTGGGTCATTTGTAAAGGTTCTCCAGGTTGATTTTGCGGTTTAGGTGTAGTTCTAGTGTTCTGCCAATTAAAGCGGTCAAAGTAGCCTCTGTGTCCTCTGGTTGGTTGGTGTAAGCGTCAGCCATTGTCTCTGCATAAGCAAGCAAGGTTTCAGCACATTGGAGTTCAATTTTTTCGATGTTCATAAGAGGGAAGAGAAGGGGAAAGGGGACAGAGGGACTATTTATTAATAGGACAAGTCTTTTTAGATTAGCATAGAAAAAAGTTGCGTAAATACGGGAAAACCCTAGTAGAAATTCAGGAATCCATGTGGCACATTATCGGTGTGGGCAACAAAAAACCCACATTTTAATAAACCTACAGGAGTGAATATGAAACATCAACCAGCTTTTCCTTGCCAGTATGAAGAGCATTTGCCTACGTGGAATGGAATGACCTTGCGTGACTACTTTGCGGCTAAGGCTATGCAAGAATTTATTCGCATAGATTCTGAAACAACATTTTTTGGAATGCCACATCCAGATGCAAATCTAAAATGTTCAATCAATGCTTACGCTATGGCAGACGCAATGATGAAAGCGAGGGGCGAATAATGCCAATTCTTAATGGAAAAAAGGTTGTAGACCTAGAAGTAGATGGAGTAGATAGCAGGGACTTTCCAGACTTTGCTGATGCCTACTTTTCAAGTGGATGCTATGAAGATGGAACACCATTGACAGAAGATGAGTTGAATAAACTTACCGATCTGGCGGGTGATGTTCTGTGGACAATGGCTTACGAGAGTTTCCACTAATGAAAACACTATTTGAACAGTATTCTGAACATTTCTCAGACATACACTACTGCCCCTATTGCCTGGCAATCAAAGGGGATAAAATAGTTTGCTGCCAAGAAGCAGACTTTACTAAGTTCAAGGATTTATATATTGAACAACAAAAGTTAATTATTCAACAAGAGTTAGATGAAAATCAAAGGAGTTAATCATGGGTGTACATAAAAAGTTAATGGATGCAAGGATTCTCTTGCAACAAGCACCACTAAAGAAGTCAGGCCACAACAAGTTTGCGGGGTATTCATACTTCGAGCTTGGTGACTTTTTACCAACAATCAATCAAATCTTTGCCAGAGTAGGTCTGTGCGGTGTTGTATCGTTCGATAAAGAACTAGCAACCCTAACCATTACCGATACTGAAGACAGTACAGAGATCAAGCTGACAAGCCCTATGGCAGAAGCCAATCTAAAGGGATGCCACCCGATTCAGAACCTTGGTGCGGTAGAAACGTATACCAGGCGCTATCTGTGGGTTTCAGCAATGGAAATCGTTGAACACGATGCCTTAGACTCTTCTGCTCCCCTGAAAGAAGATAAGGTCATCATTAGCCCTACTCAAGGCGCACAAGATAATATTCCTCCAGAGGAATTACAGTACTTGCAAGAGATGGCAGTTGAATTGATTGCTACCTGTGAGCAAGGTGACCCCAAGGCAGCTTGGGATAAGTTGGAAGGAGAGAACCTAGACGATCAACAAAAGATTGCCTTGTGGACACTCCTACCT